CAGTAACTTCGTACATTGGAGAAGCTTCCAAACCAGAGATTGTGATTTCATATCCTGATTTATCACCATATGCTGTTCCCGATGTAACGGTAGCAGATGTAGTGTATGCACCTCTTTCCAAACCAATACTCCAATATTTACCATTGTTGTCTTTTGCAACAACAACCATCGAAGTAGCTTCAGCCATCAACAAAAGTTGATTTCTTTTAGCAGCTTCCATTTTGTTAAACATCATTGTAACGCTCTGCTCATATGTAACGGTTCCGTTCTCTTGAGAGATTGTAACGTTTTCATTTGCAGTAGACGTTTGTCTTGGAGTTTCAAATACGAAGAAATCAGATGGTGTCAATGCGGCGCCGCCTACAGTGATTGCAGTAACAACACCGTTGGATTCAGTAATTGATTCAGTCGGTCCGTTGGCGATAAAGATTTTTTCAATACCACCTTGAGAATCGTTACAATCAAGAGTGAAACCAGAAGTAATGTTTGAACAACTCATATTAATTTCTTTTTATTTTGTTAAAGTGAGAGGGCATTGTACCCTCTCACCTAAAGTTTTTGAATGGCTAATTATGCCAAATCGTTTGTTGCGAACACATTTACTTGGTGTACCGCAACGCCCAATCTCCATTTTGCAATGAATTTAACAACATCCTCACCTTTGTCGAAGTAGAAAGACATAGAAGAAGCGTCGTCTTGAAGTCCAGTTCCTGCAACTACGAAAGCTGAAGGTCCAGCGAATACGTAATCAGAACCTACCAAACCAGAAGATTTAACGATAGTACAGTTAGTACCAGGAAGTTCGATTGAAGTACCGTCACCTTGATTGTAGTAGTAACCGTAGTTAGAAGCAACCAAAGCTCTACGAAGTAGGTTGAAGTATGAAGGAGACATAACCATAATTAGGTCTTCTCTGTCTTTTACTGATTCGTCGATAGCGTCGAATAGGTCAAGAGCTTGGTCTACAGCAGTAGCAACAGTCCAAGCGGCAGAGCCAGAAGGTACATTTGCACCGTTAGCTCCAGTAACTTGAGCTTTGATACCAGGAGTTGTACCAGGGATAGCGTCAGCTAAATCACCGTTGATTAGGAAGTTCTCGTTGTACTTCTTGATACGCTCAACGTAGTATGAAGCGATAACTTCTTCAAATGGAACTGATTCTTGGTCAGCAGCAGCAGACATTCTCTGAGACAACCAATATTGGCGTAGGTCTTCAGGGCAAAGCTCCATTTTAGTTTGTTTGTCAGCGATTGTGATGTTTACTTGAGAGAAAGAAACGTCTCCAGAAGGATTCCAACCGCAAGAAAGGTCAGCAACGTCAAGGTCGCCATCCATTAGGTTGATAGCTACAGTTCCAGCTGACAAACCCGAGCGAACGTCGATTTTGTCCATCAAATCTGTAGTCAATACAGCTTTAGCAATCAATTCCAATGATAGCTCATCTGTATACGTAGATAGTGCGTTTAGGTCAAATGCCATAATACAATTAATTTAATTTAGTTTATTTTTTGCCTTTGCGTAAAGCGATTAGAGCTTCAATACGGTTATCAGCGATTGATTTTTTAGTTGCAGCCTCAGCAGCAAAAGTGTTACGAACTGGAGCAGCTCCTGGTTCGTCAGCGATTTTGTTGAATCTTTCAGAGATTGATTCAAACGAATTTTGTAGTGATGTAACTGATTCTTGGTACGGTGCCAAAAGTGCAGCAATCTGTGTTAGCAATTCCTCAGCGTCAAATGTCTCAGTCATAGCAGTCTCAGATGGAGCAGCTTCTGGAGCAACAACTTCAGCCGCCGGAGCGTCTTCGATTGCTGTGATTTCTCCGTTCATACCAAAGTAATCAATTGGCCATCAGTAGTCTGATGCATACCTTCAGGAGCAAAAGGAGCGTCACCTTCTTCAACGGCAATGTAAAGAATTGCACCTACAGCTAATTCGCCTTCAGTGAATACTTTTGTACCGTCTACCAACTCAGCTTCCGCCATTGTGATAGGTGTCTCTTCTACAACTGGAGCGTCTACAACAGGAGTTGATGTTGTGTCTTCAGCACCCAACATAACTCTGATTTTAGTAATAGCTTCGTTTACAGTCATTGTATAAAAGTTTATTTAATAGGTTTAGAACCTATGATTAAATATAGGTTCTTG